GTGCTAGTTATGCAAGTTCACAATTTGTTCACATTTCCGACACAATTTGTTCACATTCTGTTCGATTCATGTTCGATTTCCTTTTGGTAACTACTATTACAGAACTATTTCATTAATTGTAACAAAATTGTAATATATTTGTGATGATTAAGTAATGATATCCTGCTATCATATAACTATCAAATCAAACAGCAACAATCAAACAGGAGGTATGAATATGAAATTAAGAAAAACATTTATTAGTAAAATCCTTGAAGAAGGAATCGTTGATACAAGGAAATACAGATATATTTTATATAGTGATTATATAATCAAACGTGCCCCGTTAGATAAAGTAGAATATCCTGACGCATGGGAAGTTGTTTATGATCTGAGCAATGAAAAAGGATATTGACATTATAAGATAATACATATATATTTAATCTATAGGCAAGGAGCGCAAGCCAACCGCCAGAAGCGGAGCGCATGGGGTGGCTACCCTTAACCCTTGCCTATTTGCTAGATAACAATTTATTAACATAATCTTATAAAGGAGGAACATATGAATCTCGAAACTGTTTTAACCCTTGTCAATGCAGGCTTTACAGCTGAGATGATCGCTGGGTTTGTTCAGACAGAATCAAAACCGGAACCAAAACCAGAACCAAAACCGGAACCAAAACCAGAACCAAAACCAGAACCAAAACCAGAGCCAAAAGAGGAATTATCAGAAATTATAAACCGTCTGGATGATTTAACAAAAGCAATCCAGGCCAATAACGCTGTATCTGCTACAGCACCAACACCAAAAGAAAATGACGTCAATGACGTTATTTTAAATTTAATCAAGGAGGTATAGTATGAACTCATTAACACCAGTTGACGTATATAAGATCGTCAACGACATGAACTCACAAATGTTTGGAACAAAAGAAATTGCTGTTATTGATGCAACCAGCTTTGTATCAGTCGGAGAAAAGATGCTCCGTTCCGGTACGGAAAACATCATGAATGCCATGGCGGTCACTTTCATGACCAATTACTTTCCAAACACGCCGTACATCGGAAAAGTAAAAATCATTGATGAAACAGCCGAACGCTGGGGAGCAATTACACTGGAAACAGTACCGTTACATCAGGACGAGGAAGCATCCGAAGATACCAACACAGATCTGAATGCTAAACAGTTTGATGATGGAAATTCGGTCGATATGTACAAGATTAAAAAGCCAAAAGTAGTACAGCTCAAGTTTTATGGAACGAAAAAAGAACAGAACCATATAACAAGGTTAGACGACCAGTTATCCCAGGCATTTCGGTCTCCTGAAGAGTTTTCAAACTTTTACACATCCGTCATGACTGAATTTCGTAACGATATTGAGCAGGCAATGGAAGCAGGCAGACGTCTTGCAATCTGTAACTATATTGCAGGTATATCTGCAATGGGATTATATGAGATAGATTTGACAGCGGAATATAATGCAGAACATGGAACTTCTTATACAGGTTTACAGCTTCGTTCAAACAATGCAAAAGACTTTGTACCGTGGTTTGTTGCATACGTTCAGAACCTGTCTGATTGCATGACAGAACGTTCTACCATGTACCATGCCAACTTTACCGACCAGGATATCCTGCGTTTCACACCGAAAGAATACCAGAAGTTTATCATGCTCAACAGTTTCTGGAAGCAGGCACAGACAAGTGTACTGTCTGCCGCATTTAACGAGAAATACCTTAAGATTGCCGATGTAGAGTTTGTCAACTACTGGCAGTCTATTAAAAAACCGGAACAGATCAAGATCAAACCAAACATCTTAGATCTTAAAACCGGAGCATCCAAAGATGCAACTACCAATGTAGAATTACCTTATGTATTAGGCTGTATCTTCGACCGCCGTGCAGTCGGTGTGAACTATCAGTTTACAAAGACAATCACGACACCAGTCAACGCGGCAGGCGATTACTACAACACGTATGTCCATTATCGCAAGAACTACTGGAACAATTACACACACAACGGCGTTGTATTCGTGATGGGAGAGGGTGCTTGATATGGTATTTCCAGATAACATTGACTACATAACATTTTCATTATCAAAATCAGCACCAGTTAATTTTACATTTGCGTCAAGAAAGCCTAAAAAAATTCTTTTTGACTCATCAGTCAATGATTTTTCATTCCGTTTTAAAATTAACGACGCGAAAACTGATGTATTGTTACATATCTCAAGAAATGAACATTTTAGTATAAACATTCCTAGTACAGTGGATAAAATAGCATTTACAACAGTTAGTGAAAGTGAAGCAAATTTATCTTTAATAATCGAAGAATGGGGAAATTAACATGGAACAGACTATTTTAACAGCAATCAGTTCACTTGGTTTCCCGATCGTATGCTGTCTGATCGTCCTGTACATGTACTGGAAAAGTGATCAGACACATAAAGAGGAAGTCGATAAACTTAGCAATGCAGTCCAGAATAACACCATCGTGATGGAAAAGATTCTGGAGCATCTGGAGGTTAAAAAAGATGAACTTAAATAATATGATTAATACAGCGATTGCCATTGCAAACGATAACAGTCATGGGTATTCCCAGGCGCGCCGGGAAGGTAACCCAGACTTTGACTGTTCGTCCTTAACCGCTTACTGCCTTCGGGCAGGCGGCTGTGATGTAAACGCAGGAAGCACAACACGTAATCTGTACAGCCAGCTTACAAAAAGAGGGTGGCAGAAAGTGTCTGACAGATGCAAGGCAGGAGACATCTACCTGACTCCCGGTAAGCATGTAGTCATTGCAGTTACCGATTATAAAGTAGTAACAGCATCCGGAGATTTTGACGGTAAAAAAGGGGATTCTTCCGGCCGTGAAATCCGTGTCCGTGATTTCTATACGCCATCCTATGGCTGGACATATCACTTAAGATACGCAGGAGCAGAGTCTAGTTCTTCCGAGTTTACCATCGGAAAAGTGTACACCGTACAGGTTAATGGGTTAAGAGTACGATCCTATGCACCGAACGGCGAAGTATTGAAAAAATACTCCAAAGGCACACGAGTTACATGTAAAGCGCTTAAGAACGTCAATGGAACTACCTGGATGCGTACACCGTCCGGATGGATCTGTACCTATGCATGTGGCAAACCATACGTTCTTTAAGGAGAAAGAATATGGAAGTTAATCTTTATTCAGTATCAAAAAGAGTAAACAGTACTAAGCAGCCACCGGATAAACCGGTGGCTTCCCTTGATTGTAAATTAAAAGAAAACACATCAATCATGAACCCGTCTATCATTATCACGGGTTTGGATAACTGGACAACTGTGAATTACGCTTACATTCCAGACTTTCATCGTTATTATTTCATACAGAATGTGACAGCAATAAACAACACTACTTGTCAGATTGATCTTGACGTTGACGTTCTAGCAAGCTTTAAGAGTTCCATTATAGCACAGACGTTCACAGTCGAACGATGCGCAAAAGCTCCGAAGAAATGGACACTGACTGATCCATTGATTTATCCAACTTATGAATGGAGTACCGCCGTTTCATCAGCCCAGAATAGTGATTGGTGGAGTGATACAGGATCCTTTTTAGTCCGTGTGACCAATGCAGATGGACTTGTCAACTATATGATGGATTATGCATCCCTACAGGAACTGCTTAACTATACTTGCGATGCTGGTAACTTTACCGATGTATTGCAAGATGAAGCTGTAAAATCAGTGTTTAATCCGTTTAAATACATCACGTCAGTTATCTGGATACCGCTATCCTATGCAAAATATTCCGGTACAGCTGTTACAACGATTAAAATGGGATTCTGGACAGCGTCCGGTATCAATGCAAAAAAGGTTGCACCGAATGATACCATTGACATGTACTTTAAGATTAATCCATCAAACCCGCTCTATGACACCAATGCTTTTGGATACTTTGATTCCAATTTCTCCCAATACTGGCTAGCACTGCCTGGCATTGGAACGATTCCATTCAGTATGCAGACATTGACGGATAACGCACTGGATATCCAATACACTGTTGATATGACGACTGGTACAGCACTCTGTCAGATTAAAAATGGTGCAGAGATTATACAGTCACTTTCCTGTCAGTTTGGTGTACCCTACCAGATCGGGCAGATGGGCGGAGTAACGACAGGGATCATGAATACAGTAGGAAGCATCTTGCATGGAAGTGGAGCAGGATTGTTTTCCGGATTCCAACCGGATGTCAACACACTTGGAAGTACGGGATCTGTTGCTTTGCTTCGGCAGTATTCTATCCCCCGGCTATACTGCCATGCAAGATCTCCGCAGGGTGTAAACTATGGATCTTCTGGTTACTATACACATGCCCCGATGAAACTTAATACAATCGTCGGATATGTCCAGTGTTCAGATGCAAGTGTGTATGTCTTAAATGCTTACCAGCCGGAGATAGAGCGTATCAACAACTACTTAAATTCTGGCTGTTACATCGAATGGGAAAGGAAGTGAGAATGTGTTGCCATTAAATTATGAATCTATCAATGTACGAATGAACCGGGTAAGTCCTTCAATCGTCGTGAAAAATTCACAGCTTACTGGATTCTTTGAAGAGATGCTATATGAACGTCTCTATTCGGTCATTGACATTACATGCAAGGAAAGCATTGATATTCCATTTATTAAGTTCTGTTTGATTGCTGGTGGTTACTTCGGTGTGTTTAAAAATGATAAATTCGGTACGATCGCACAGTATCCAACACTTACCGGTATTGATATTTATTATCGCCCAGCATACGCAACCTACACCAATCCGCTTATTTTAAATACAGCAGAATACCGGATCGGAAAAGACTGCGCATTGATCCATATGCGACCGGATTATTGTGGTTGCTTTGACATCATTAGTTACTATGCTTACAAGCTGGCAATGACAGCAGAAGCAATGGACATGAGTTTGTTTAACTCAAAAGTAGCTTTTATTCTTGCATCCCGGACAAAAGGCGGTGCAGAGACTTTGAAAGTTGTATTTGACAAGATCAGCAGGGGAGAGCCAGCGGTAGCGCTTAATCCGGAAAGCTGGAAGCGTTCCGAAACAGATCCGGAAGAACCCTGGACACAGTTTAACCAGGATGTTTCCAAAAACTTTATTGCCGACAAGTTGCTACTTGCGTTTGAACGCATCTTGGATGAATTTGACACAGAAGTTGGTATCCCGTCTGCCAATACAGAAAAGAAGGAACGAATGAACGTGGCAGAAGTAAACGTCAATAACATCGAGTCCGTAACCCGGTTGACAACATGGATTGATACCATGCAGAAAGATGCAAAAGTAGCTAACACGATTTTTCCAGATCTTAACCTTAAGATTAAGATACGAAAGTTTGAACAGGAAGAGAGGTTGATTCCATATGACAAGTAGATTGACACTGATCGGATTGGTAAAATATGATGATACCTTATTCAATAATTTAAGATTTCCGGATGGTGTTGATAAGACAACATTTACAAATACGCTGCTCCTTGATTATGGAATGCTTGGAGTCGTGTATCCGGACTTTTATTTCATGCGTGACTCTGCGATCCCGGCTTGGTGTGATAAGTGGCAGGAAAGTTTACGACAAACATGGAATGCACTTAACGCTGATTATAATCCGATCGAAAACTATGACAGGCAGGAACACTGGACAGACAGTTCGGATATTACACGTAGTGAATCAGGAAATAATGAATCAACCATGACAGGGAATGAAAATTCCAATGCCTATGGCGATGTCTCAGCTTATAATTCTAGTGATTATCAGGCGCAGGACAGAACACGGTCGGATAGTTCCAATGTTTCAAATGGGCAGAACAACTATAGCAACAGCGACCGGAAAACCGGAACTATTACTCATGATGGCAGAATCCATGGAAACATCGGAATAACTTCAAATCAGCAAATGATTGAACAGGAATTAAAATTAAGGAAACAGTCCTTTTACGGATATGCTGCTAGTTTATTTATGCAAGACTTATTAAGGGGGGAATGGTAATGTTTAATTTTAGAAATTATCCATCCAGTCAGATGTCAGACTTAAATCTTGACTGGATTATCGAAAATGTGAAAAAAGCAGTAGAAGCTGTTAATGAAGTGACAAAAGAATGGGTTGACATCAAAGGCACAGCCCAGAAGATTGTTGACGATGCAGTAAAAAAGTGGATAACTTCCGGAGAGATTGGTAAGATTGTTTCAAAAGCTGTGTCAGATGGTCTTGCTGCTGCATCTAAATATACAGACAGATCAAGACGTACGTTTGACTTTAATGGAAAAACGATCTGTATTGGCGATAGCTACGGAGAGGGCTACAATCCGGATGGTAATGTGACTGGATGGCCTGCCCTGGTTAAAAGTTATCTTGGATTGACTGATGATAACTTTTTCTCAAATAGCCTTGGCGGTGCAGGATTTATAAACGGTACGACCTTTGAAACACTCTTGAATCAGACAAGCAATCATTTTAAAAATGACGAGGTAACAAATATTATCGTCTGTGGCGGGTTTAATGACATAAACAAATCAGACACAGATCTGATCAATGCCATTTTCAATTTTAAAAAAGGGGCAAACGCTCTTTATCCGAATGCACAGATTTTTGTTGGTTTTATTGCCAACTCAACGAAAATGGATTCAAGAGGTGGACTGATAAAACCTCGTGATGGTTACTGTTCTGGATGTGAATACAACGGGATTACGTATTTGAGTGGATGCGAAAATGCATTGCACGCTACTTCCATGTTTGGTAGTGATGGAGTTCATCCGAACACATGGGGAGAAGAATCCATTGCAAAAGCGATCAGTAATGCAATCTTAAATGGATACGCTTCGGTTATCCATGCAGGAGTCAAAATTACAAATGTAACCTTTAAAAACGGATTCACAGGTTCTACGATCATTGAAACTTCTCAGTATAATGATTCCTGCGCATTTTATGGATCATTTTCGATGACCCGGACTTCCGATTTTACATTGAAAGGGGATGGCTCATTTTACGAACTTTTTTCTTTCAAAACGTCCTTTGTACTGGGAGGATTCCAGTTTGACTTGCCAACAACAGCGATTCTGACGTCTTCTGATGGATCCTATAAAACAGTTCCGTGCACGTTACGAGTATACAATGGTAGTTTATGGATGGCAATCCGCTCAGCAAATGGGACTGGATATGATACATTCCATGTAAATGGTATCGTTACGGAGCCATTCACAATTAAAAGTGATACTGTTTTTGGCTAATACCAGAATAAAAATATTAAGGCTAGGAAAATTTCCTAGCCTTTTATTTTGAGATATTCAAACAATTTTAACTTTAATTCATAGTTTTCAAACGTTACACGTTCTGCAATAACTTTATCTTGTAGCCAGATATAATTTTGCAAAAAACGATGTCTGCCAGACAGATTATCCGGAAAAGATTTTCCTGTTCCTCTTCTATGCAGTGTGACATAATACAGATCATGCGACTTATGTTCGTATATGTTAATATTACCGATTGATACCAGTAAGCGATATTCATTGATCGGTTCTGTTCCAATACAGCTAAAATCATCATATGCAAATGTATTATGCAATGCCATCCCTCGAAACTGCTGATCCTGCACAGCCTTAAATAACGCAGTCTGCGCTAACTGTTCAGAAATCTTTGATTCTGCTACGTTCACTACACAGATCTTTTGTTCGGGCAGGAAACAGAATTCCTGCCCCCGGTTCTGCATCCTGGTTATCGTGTTTACCAACCCAAAAGCTTCCAGAATCGGACTCTCAATACTGTTTGAGTTTGACAGTAACCATGCCTTTACAGCAGGCCTGCCTTTTAATTCACGGACAGAATTGATTGTCATGTATGCATTTTCAAATGCCTCTTTCTCCCCGTTCATCCGTTTCTTGATCTTCTCCGGGATAAACTCGTCATACATGATGCACTGATAAGGATCTCCGTTAAAACCTCTATTTGACACAAGACCAGACAGGCTAAATGCAGACCCGATGATCTTATCCTCATTCAATCCATCAACGATATTCAAACGACTGTCCGGCCGTATTCCTTTAATCCTATCGAACTTATATGCTGTCCCATGATCTGGATTATAGCCCTTATCAAATGGATTGTCAGAGAGACATCCTAGTAATTCCGGTCCTGTCCGTCGCATAAAAATAAATGGAATATCATTTTTCACATACGTATCCATGATATGTTTGAAACAGGAATATGTCTTTCCTACCTGTCTTGATCCGATGATGATATAGAAATTGGCAGGTAATGAATTTAACCTGCCAATATCTAACCATCCATCAGGTTGATAGATGTTCATTTATTTCTCCTTTACGCTTTCCGGAATGATCACTGGGTTGATGTAAAATTTTCCATCAGACTCAGATATTCGCAGATAGAATTCAATCTCATATGTACCTTTTTCCATGTACTGACTATCCTCCGGAAAAATGGAAGCTCTTCCTGACCAGAATGTACCTTCACAGGTTACGATCTGTAGTTCTCCTTTGTTTCTTCCTCTTCCGTACTCTTTTGTTTCTACCTTTGTTACTTTTACGGTGTCTTTAAATCTCATTTCTTAATCCTCTCTTTCCATTCTAATAAGTTTTACTGTTTTGCATGCGTCCAGTGTCTGTGCCAGCTGTAAGACAAACTGTAACTCTTCTCTTGCTTCGAAGATCTGACGTTTTGGTGGCAGACCCTCTTCCCAGGTTACGTCAAAAATAAGTCTCCATTTTTGCATTATTTTCTCCTTCTTAACATTTTTACAATACCGATGATTAATAATGCAAATAGAAAACATCCTAATAACCAGATCGGTATTGCTGACATATTTGTAGCTGCTAATAACATTTTAACATTCCTCCTTTCTTAATTTCAATGATCTTATTTAACCAGTGTATTGATGTTTTTTATCTTCCTTTTCGAAAATCATCAGTCCCTGCGTACAGAAACCAGATCTTTTTCCAAACTTCTCCACCTCCTCCTGGCGTTGGTGGTTCTGGCGGAGGTGTAACACCTGATAAAAATTGATACCACTTATTTGCATATGTTCTACGTTTATCGATATAGTTTGTGCTGGGATCCAAACTAGGGCGCTCATAGCATGCCATAAAAGCTGTAGTCAACCAGTTGACACCCTTATTCTTTGCGTTGGTCTTAAACTGCTCCGGAGTAAGTCCAACCATATCGTCCGACGCTCCTGATCGCTTATAATTGTTGATATATGCCTGGGTAGAATACCATTGACCCCCCAGCTTAAATAATTCTCCGTCAAGACAATGACATTGTACGGTACCGTCTGTATATGGCGATAATCCAAGTTTGGCACATGCATCTGTCAAGTCAGACTTCGGTGTCCATTGTAAGAGTCCATATCCTCTTCCACCTCGTTCTGCAAAAATAGGAGATAACGTACTTTCCTGCTGCATGTTCCCCAGGATCGCACAGATAGTGCTAAAATTGTAGCCAAGAGAATTAAAAATTCCATAAATGATTTGTGCATTGTTTTCCATCTCTGATTGTTTTAAATACGTGTTTTTTGACACCCATTGCATATGTTTATCACTCCTTTCCTAAAAATCGCTGTATTGGCTGATTTCGAAGTCACACGGCATTCCTGTTTCCTTATCATAGGGGATTGTATGATCCAGCTCATATTCTGTCTCATGCAGAATAATTCCAGAACTATATTCAATATCAGACCCCATGAGGTGTAAAACTTTGATACCATCATTATTGATGTATTCAGGCCTCATTTTCCATTTTGCAAACCCCTCGTTTCGGAATATTTTTCCCCTCTTAAATTCCCGTAATGATCCATGTAGACACTGTAAGCCTTCCTTTTTCGGAACACCCGCTACTGTCAGATGCAATTCTCCGTCAATATCCCGGTATGCGTATCGTTTGGATCCCATGGTTTTAAATTCGATGAACTCTCCATCGTCATCGGCAATGCCCAAGATATATGTCTTTCCTTTATAATCCACTCTTCCCAGACCTCTTTCTTCTGATTTCTTCCTGATGTTCTCATTGTACTCCCTAAGCTTCTGCTCATTCCATTTATAGCCTTTTACAGAGTCAGTGTCAGAATAGATCCATATTTCGCAGCATCTGCCTAGTTTAAATAGATTACGTTGCGCATAAGCTGTAACCCATACACCCCACTGATAAGGCAAAAAGCTTTTCCATGACTTGTAAAACTTCTCAATCCATTCCTCGTCTGTTTTGCTTGTATTCTTCGTCCATTCTCCGGTCGTGTAGTCCTCTTCCAGTACTTCCCTAATTATTTTCTGTACGCACATTCCATAGATACCATTTAATTCATTTTTTGAAATCATGTACAGTACAGGATCTGTATTTTTTAGTGTACACTTATGTGTGTACAGTTCCATGATAAGGTCTGTGATCCATGTTGGTAGATACTCTTTTCTGGCATACATAACTTTTGACACGTCTGCATAATCATAGTCGTAACATCTTAAAATATCATCAAGATCTGGATCTGTAAACGGATAGATCACAATGTCTGCATCGAGTATCCTGCCATTGTCACAGACTGCTTCGACTGCTGATACTGCCTTATGATAGGATAGTGGCGGCATTGGCTCGTCTTTTTTCAGATGGAGATTGACCAGCCGGATATAACCGGAAAATGCATACTCGTCTTTCAGTTCCAGAATATCCTCCAGAGTAAAATCAGCGTATTCAAATTTCGTCATTGGGTATTTTTCGTAGCAAAGTGCAGCTGGATAAGAACTTGTAAAATCCTTTGATTTTCCAGTCCAGCCAAATGTAGCTGATGAAATCTCTCGTCCAACGTAGTATCTGTTTGCATGTACATATCCGCCATGATAGCATTGTTCTAACTGTCTGTATTGCTCTACCGTCAGTTTCTGCTTTTGGAAATACTGATACCATTTATGGCCTGATTTTTTCCATCTTGACGCATAGCGACGTGCTTTATTGCGTATAAAACCTGTATTGGTTAATGGACAGTTTGCTACACTGTATCCTCTATCACTCATGTACTTCCGTAGTGCGATGCACTGCGCAATCGTATCAGTAGCGGCATAGACGCACTCTTTATAAGTCCTAGGGCTATCCGGAGTTCTGACTTTCTTATAATCCCAATAGCCTACTGCCTTCTCTATGCCTGTATTTACATCCTCACAGAGTTTTTCAAGTGACCGATTTACTAATATATAACTGTCCCGAAATTCAATCCCGTTCGCCCAGCTCATCGTGATATAACGATGTGATTTTACAGCTAAAACATTTTTCGGTTCGCTCCATTTTTCGAGCATGAATGCTTTAATGAATGTATAGTCATACGGAAAATTATGAATATAAAACCTGACAGTATGTGTGTCGTCTGAATGTAAATAGTATGCAACCTTATCAATCGTATTGATTAAGTCACGGACGTGATGACCATAGATACATATGATATCCTCAATACAGATTGTCCAGTCTGTGATATATGGGATACCATCATATACACTAGTTTCGGTATCTACTGTGATCACACGATCATATACATATCTGGGGCGTCCTGCATTGCTAACTCTGTCAAATTTATAATTTAGCAGGCTCATATAATTAAATTTATAAAAATCGATAACTTGATAACCTGCTATTTCCATGCGTAACCTACTTTCTGTTTGATTTTGCCTGCTTTAATGCATCAGGCAGAGATTTAAACCCTAGCTGTTTGGCAATATCGGACGATGTGTATCGGTCTGTTTTTGCTATAAATGATTCAACATCCTTTTGTATTTGTGAAACTGATTTCTGTGACTTTGCAATGATATCCAATGCTGTAGCAGATCCATATAATTCATCTAATTTTTTCCATGTTGACGATGCGATAAAATCTTCATATTGTTGGACATTTTTAAATTTGACATTGTATCTATCTTCAAACGTTCCCATTGCATTTTTACGTATTTTCTTAATTCCTGGCAAGGTTGACGTCGGTAAATTAAGAAGATTCTGTAAAAGACTTATTTCATGCTTCACAGATATACCCTTTGTTTTCCCTAGTGATTCTTTGAAACCTTTATTTCCGGGATAATATCGTGCTACGTCTTGTTTAAAAATCTTAATTGCACCATAATCAATCCCTGCTGATTCAAGTCGTCTCATACGCTGATTGACTCGTTTGGCAAGTTTTTTCCGGATAGCATAGAGTTCCTTGTCTGATTTGTTGCTCAGATAAGGATTGAATTTTTGCAAGTCATCATTTTTCATATCTGTCACGCTTCCTTTTCAAACGTTCTTTCTCGTCCTGTTCGCCTAGTTTATATCCAAAACCAGCACCTAAGCCGAACCCGACTAATAAACATGGAACTAATGTAACTAACATAAAAATCATTTTTTATCCTCCTTTAAAGAATATACTACAGTCCATTTATCAGAATCAAGATAAGAATCAGTATCCATATACATCCGTCTACTACGGCGGATCGTATTGTCACTGAATCTGACGTAGATGTATTTTGTACCGGATATGATTAATTCTCCTGCTTTGAAACGGTCAATATATGATTTTGGTAGTCTGTACATATTCATACCTCCTGTTTGATTGTTGCTGTTTGATTTGATAGTTATATGATAGCAGGATATCATTACTTAATCATCACAAATATAT